CATACTTTCCAGGAAGCGGTTCCTTGACATATGCACCTGCGTACTTTTCGTTCTTATCAGAGCGAATCTTCGGGGGAATAACAATGTCACGTTTTTTAAGATAATTGTAGATTATATTGTCCCACATGCGGACCTGATAAAACACGTCAGCATAGTTGACCTTGGCATCATAAGCCATAGTCAATGCAAGTTCAATAAGTTTCATCTTGTCTTCCAAACGGTCAACAAGTTCTACGTCAACGATGTTATATTCAATAAACTTCTGCCACCCTTTAGTATAGAAATCTTTAAAGGTGTCAAACTCAGAGTGGTCAAGTTTTTTCTGACCTAACTCCACCTCAGCTATGTAGTCCAGGCGATAGGACTCTTGTGCTTTATACGTAAATTTCTTATACAAATCTAGGTAATCAAGTTGAGTCAGTCCACCAACATCAAATACAATTTGCTTTCTACCCTGCACATAAATTTCACCCTCTGTTACAAGTCCCCAATTAGAAAAACGTTTCATCAATTTTTCTCCAAGCACTCTATTCAGACGCTTGCAAATGTATGGGATGTCGAACATTTGAATGTTCCAACCAGTCACAACATCAGGAACATCCTGCATCCAATAACTAATAAAATGATTTAGAAGTTCTTGTTCTGTAGGACAATGATGATAGGTTACATTCTTCTGTTTATTAAGAAAGGGTCTCTGCCCCCAAGTAACAATTTCTTTGGTGGTGTAGTCCTGAATTGTTATTGCAAGAATTTCCTCTGATGCAGATTCTACATCAGGAAATCCATATTCTGCAGTAGTCTCAATATCAAGAGTTACCAGTTTGATTTGGTTAATATCAAACTTAATTTCTTTCTCTGGATACTTTTCAGAAATATATTGGTAAATGTATCTGTCATTACCATAGATAGCAAATCCATCTACTTCATCATACTTCTTATAAAAGTCACGACAATCACGGACACTTCCAGGTTTGATGGGTTCTACTGCTTCTCCACTTAATGTTCTATACTTAGTATCTTTTTTTGATTTAACAAATAGAGTGGGGAAAAATTCATCACGATATTCATATCTTCTTCCATTCTCCACACCACGAACCAAAACTTGGTTCCCAATCAATTGAACATTAGTGTAAAACTTCATTCATCCTCATCATTAAAAAATGAACCATACTGACCACTGCTGCCAGATTCTCTATTATCTAACATATCCATGATTTCGTCAAACTTTTTAGTCTGATCCATACTCATGAGAATTTCTGATAGTTGTTTTACAACCAGTGGTTTTTCATTTACTGCAGCAGATTTGATTGCAGCACGAATATGTGACTCTGCATCACATAAGTGGTCAAGGGTTTGTTTAGATAATGCCATTAAATTTGACCTTTGTAACTGTCAAGAATTTGTTGTGTTGGTTCAGTAAGAGTTAGAATTTTATCAGAGCTCAGCATAAAAGTATCATCAGGAGTAAATCCGTCTAACCAACGAGTTAGAAATAACTTACCACCCTCTCCTAAAATTACCTCATATGGTTTAACCAATTTACAGTCAGGTTCGCCAATATCAGCACCTACTTCCTCAATCTGCGAGATTAATTTTGACTGGTTTGTCAGCACTATCAATTTGATCGTCTGCACTTGCTTCGTTTCTTGTTGTTCCATCTTTCTTGTAGTTTACAATATCAGTAATGTACATTTGCTTGAGTTTGATCACGGGATCAACCATTGTAATAATCCAGTCCGCAACAACGGGAATAGTTTCCTCTACAGCAAGGGGCATCCAAGGGAAAAGAGAAACTTCATATCCTGCTTTCTTTCTTGGACCTTCACTTTGTTCTGTGAGTAGTTCTGGTTGGCGCATTTTTACAATGCAAGGTTTGTTTAGAAAATATCCAACAACCCTTTTATCATCATCTTCGCCAACAGTCATTTCACTAACATCGGCAATGATGTCTTCACCAGACTTTAACAACATTAATTTAATGGTCATTGTTCAGTTCTTACCTCTAAGTATTATAGCATAAAAAAGAGGGGTTGCAACTGGATTTTGCCAGTTTCCCCTCCGTCTGCGACGACGATATACTTTATTTAGAACCAGACTTTTTTATTATGATGCTCTGGTACAATTCTACCTAAGGTAATGTTTAACAACCCATCCTCAAATTCAACTGATCTAACTTCCGTCTCATCACTGAGGGTCCAAGATCTGGTGAAAGATCGTTGAGCCACTCCTCTATGGACATAATTTGTTCCGGTTTCTTTATCTTCTTTTTGTCCTTCGACAAAAAGTTTTCCGTCCTGTGTGTAGACATTAACTTCTGCTTTTCTAAATCCTGCAAGTGCAAGTTCTAGTCTTGATTCTACGTTGCTAACCGTGACTAGATTATATGGGGGATAATTCGACGTTGTTTCGTGAAGGTCGAACACCCTATTTAGGTACTCATTCATACCAATACTGTTCTTAGAGATCTTATCCAAGAGCTCAGGAAGATCTGACGCAGTAAAGCGTGTGAGATTAGTCATTGTACTTCTCCTTATTAAAGCGAGATTTGATTGTGTGGACCCCGAAGGCATCCAGATATATTTATAACATAACACGAAAAAAGGAGATACAGTAATAACCGTATCTCCTTATGAGGGTTTCCGACTTTCGTAGAGACCGCACGAAAGGTCTCAGGTTTATTTAGTTACTTCTTCCTGGGGTTTGGTCTTCTTACCAATATTATATTTGGTCTCCAAAATCCAATCCTGCTTTTCCTTATAGGCAAGAACTTTGATTTGATTAAGAGGTGCAATATCAGAAACTGAATCTTCTTTTACGACTGAAATAAGTCCCCAATCAGCAAGTAATCGAGTGATTCTATTTCGACGTTGTACATCGTTTAATGTCAGGTTAGCATGTTTGCCATCCAGAGCAAACAATTCCTTAAAGTGTACAATAAAATATCTTCCCTGCTTATGAAGAATATGGCAGGATTGATAAAGTTTTTTTTCTTTCCGTGATGCAACACCAATGCGTGTCAGTGTTTCACGGACTTTGAGAAAATCATCTGGTTCGTTAAGCATAACCTCTACCATTTGGTCTTGCGACCATTCAACAGTAGGTTCCACTGTAGAAGTCATTTTGGGCCTCCAATATCAAGTCGTTGTTTAATAAAATTAATCTGTTCTTTAGTCAGAATTTTTAGAGCTTGTGATGCCTTCTCATTACTATAACCATAGTATTGTTTGACACATTCCAGATCCGTGACTTTATCCTTACGGAGCCAGGGAGAAAATCTCTTCTTTTTCCTCAGACTATTTAGATAAAAAGAATATTGCATGTCTTTATCCAGGTGAGAATTTTTATTCATCTCATTAGCAAACATGACACAATCCAGATGCCCTGATAAACAACGATTGATAATATATGGAGGATAATCTTTCGTGTGTTCTGTCAGGTCTTCTTTATTAAAATTAATTGAGTTGAGCCAATCTTTAAGTTCCATTATCTAATAATCTCCAAATCTGCACCAGGTTCCCAAATTTCAAGTTGTGTTCTTACTCTCTCTTGAGATTGCAACTTCTCATATCTCTTAGTTGCTTTCTTCTTCCACCAAGTGATTGCTTCCTCACTAGTGTGCTCAAACTTACCAAAGTAATATCTCTTCTTCTCAGTCAATGTCTTTGCATGTTCAATACAATCATTAAACTGTTTGAGTTTTTCTTCATCTTTAAGAGAATTGCGGATGATGGAAATCATCTTGGTTTGAATTTTGAGTTTCTTAGATGACTTATCTGCAGAGATCAAACGTTCTCCACCGTTGCGTTCGTTAAACCACCAGAAGAAATTGCGGAACTCATCATCATGGAAGAGTGGAAGGAAGTTGCTCTCAGTGTCTCCTATATGCCTCAAGAAGGGTTTCAAACCATCATACATAGATACACCCTTGGTGGTTCCGTAGAGAGAGGTAGTCTCAAAATATTTAAGATCTGTTCCATACTTCCCATCAAACTGTTGCTTGAGTTCCTTAGAACATGCTAAGAGAGCAAGTAGTTTTCCACCCAAGTAATTAAACCCGAAAGGTTGAGTAGGAACAATATTGAACCCCATGACAAAATGAGCATTAATATCAGAGAGTGGAAGGACTTTACCAAAGTAATTGTTTCTTGGTTTACTATTGATAGTAGGAGATCCAAACCTCACAACACCAACAACTTTATTAGTAGTTGTTTCTTCAACAATCCACTTATGTGTTCTACCCGGTATTGCTTCCTCAATAGGATTTGATGCTGTTAAGTTAAGAGTTTCTGAATACAACCACTGATTGTATCTTGATGATGTTTTAGGATCAGTATCTACAACATGAACTTCAAAATTCATGTCATTTGGATGCATATTAAATGCATCAAAGAATTCAGATTCTGCACCAAACAATGATCCAGGCCTATCTCCAATGCGATCTTTTTTTACAAAACGAAGGTAATCATCAATACGATTAAACTGAGTATAGTAATTGATAAATTTATCTGCAGCCCAAACCGCATCACTCTCAGATAGAATCATAGGTAGTTAGGTTCATCCGCACGAAGAAGAACACCCTCAACATTATTCAGTAATTGTTGCATATCATTATGCAACATACGATACCCAGTGCCGACATACAATTGTCCAAGGACAACCGATACTGTAGCAGTTCCCCAAAAAATGTAGTACCACTTAGATTTTACTTGTGATTTAATCTTGGTTTTCATAATGTTTAATCAATCGTTCTGCTTGTTTTTTGTC